ATGTTGTCTATTCCCGCAGGTGGCGTGAACGTCACCGGATCTGCCGGCAATCCGTCTGCCACGCCGCCAGATGTTCCATCTTCTTGCATATAGCTTAAAGTAAAGTCGTTGTTTGCACCTACATCGTCAGTAATTCCTACTAAGATGTTGTCACTAAAACTTACTACATCATAGTTTTCTATGTCTGTTGCACTAGGGAAAATATCTCTACGAGAGATAATATCAAGAGTGTTTGTATTTATCTCAAACGCATCTAGTAGATTGAAAGAAACTGAGGAAGGTTTTCGAAGGCAATACACTATGATGTTGTCGCCTTTGATTGCGCAATTTGGCAGCGCATAGGCGGGGTTAAAATCTAAACCAACACGTAAAAACCTCTCTTGTGTGAGAGTTTTCTTTGTCGCAGAATCAATAATGGTTATCATTAGATAATCACCCACACCGATATCAGACGCAGGGATTGATGCGCAAACAGTTATTCCATTGTTTGTTATAGAGTCTACTGTTCTAACTCCCTTTGCATCTCTGTAAACTTGTTCTGATTTTGCAATCGCATTGCCGATAAACCCTTTCCAGTACCAAAGATCTGTATCAACTTCATAGCCGTATAAGCTAGTATCGGTGATTGCTATCAGCTCATCGTCTATTGTGGCAAGTTTTTGAATGTTTGTAATAGTGCCCCCATCTGGGGTGACACCTGCAACAGAAAACGTAGTCAAGGGTAGCGCATCGTAGCCATTTCTTTTGTAGCTTGATCCGTCTTTTTTATTTAAATTTGTATTCTCTGCAACAAGCAAGGGGCCAGGCTGTACTATTTTCGCATCCGTTATCGTGTCGACACCTTTGCCTAAGAGTAGCTGCATGTCTTGTTTAGATAATGCCATGTATTAATATACCCACAAGTTTATAGTGCATACAGCACTAGCTTTTAATATTATTTGTGTATTAGGTTGTACGTTATTTGTTGAGGATTCCCACACTCTTGCATCTGCGTTTATTCTTGCAACAACAAAGCCTTGAAAATCTCTACCTAGTCCGTGGTTTATGAATGTGTTTGAGGTTGCTATTGCCACCTGTTTTATAAGAACACCTCGCATCACTGGGCCTTCTTGTATTTCTGAGAATGCTTGATCTATGTTGGATTGTATTTGTGTGAGCACTCTGTCTGTGCCTGTTATTTTTCTAAGTTTTGTAAAGTTTTTAGCCACGGGTTAAAATTCCCATCGACTTCTTCTATCGCGTCTAACGTCTGTGACTTGCCCAGCTGGGCCTAAGTCTCTGTTCTCTGCTGCTGTTTCTATTCTGTCCCTTAGAAAAGCAATGTCTTGTTTTAAGTCGCCTGTTTCGGATTCTTCTTTAACCTTAGCCCAAAGAGCCGATCTAACTATAACGTATTCTTCCCAGCCGTTTACTCCGTTTAAAGTATCTGTATCGTCACTAAGCGTTGCCAGCACTGGATCGTACCAAATGGTTATTTCTTGCGCACTTGGTTTTGGATTAAAACGAATCATGTCCTCGCCAACAAGCCTGTATCTTAAATATCTTTGAGTGTTTTGTTGATTGTATAAGTTTCTATTTTGGAATGTGTATTCTTCCATTGGGTAGGTTTCGTTATTGATATTGTGATCAACACCTACAAGTTTAAAGAAGTTAGAAGGCAGATCATAAGTATCATCTGTCCCATTTAATGAGATTGTGTCTGTGGTTGTTGTGTATTGAAGACCTTTTAGAATAAGTATCTCGTACAGCTCTTTTGCCGCAGAGTTTATGTACCGATTCCACTCGTCATCTGTGATGAAGTTAGAGTTCTGCATGTCGGCTCTATCCTTACATGCATTTCTTAAATCCAATAAAGTAATATTGCTAGCCATGCAAAACTCCTAACCTTATTCTTGTTCGTATTCTTCTTCTTTGCACATAGAAACAAAGCTTTTAAGTGCTTCTTTAAGCATAAACTTATCGTCTGATTTTATCGCATCAAAGATTTCTTCTGTAGCAGCTTCTAGCCCTGCGTCTGGAGAGTCCATTTCTTGTGGAGTTTTCTCACCGTCTGCTTTGCCAACTATGATAGCTGCCATTTTATCATTATCACTCATCATAGGATTCATAGGATCCTCATTTCTTACAAAGAAGAGTTTCTAAGTAGTAGTGTAATGTAGATTTTATCCCCAGTTGAAAGTGCTGTAGGTGTTGCTTCGGCTAGTGTTGAAAAAACAATAGTTTTAGCTCCATCTACGTCTTCACTTTTAATCTGAGTAGTTAAATCTGCTTCTGTAGCTGCTTGCACAGTTATGTTTGCATTTAGAAGAGCTTGGTATTTATCTTCTAAAGTAATTGTCCACTCACCAGTGTCTGAAACTGCAACCTCTAGTCCTTTAACGTCTGTAGTAATTGTGTTTGGGCCTTCGCCTGTAACAGTTACCACTGCGTTTAGAACTACGGGCTGTCTTTCTAGCGAGTACAAAAATTGTTTAAATAGTCTATTTGCCATTTTGTATCCTTTCGACAAAACAATGCGAGCGGTTCGTTTTTTTAAGAACCACTCGCAAGTTTAATTTAAATTCTAGAGTAAGAAAACGCCAGAACGACCTGGAGCTTTACATCCTAGTTGTCCGTAGTATCCGACTCGTACTTCACAAGCGTCATCGCTGTTTTCGCGCAAGATTCTGTTTCCATCTTGAGTCAATAACTTTGGAGCTTTGCCAAGTGATGCGAAACACCAATCTTTTAAAGTCAAAGCGTATGCTCTGTTAAATGGGCAATCTTTATCAGCGAATACGTCGACAATAGACTTTGGCCCGTGGATTCGAACAGATCTAAATCCAATCTTACCAATGTCGTGCTCGATGTATTGTACTTTAGAACCGAGGGCTAAGATTAAATCTTGTAGCTTCTCGTGATTCATAATGATCTTGTCAGGCGTTGCGCCTTCTCTACCCATTCTAGATAGACCTTTTTGAAGTCCTTCTTCGATTGTGTAGCTAGAGGCATCATAACGAACACCTGCTAGACGAGTTACGTCGGCAGAGCGATCAACACCGAAGAACGCTGTAGCTCCTGGTGCAGTGTCAGGAATCCATGCATCAAGACCTTTGATCTTGTTGTCATAGTCACCTTCTACAAAGATGTAATCAGAAGCAGCAGCAGTTGCGACAATAACGTCAACGTCTGCAGGTGCGCCGCCTAATGTTGCAGAAACTTCAAAAGTTCCGGCATCTCTATCAACAGAAACGATATAACCAGCGCCAGATTTAACTGCACCGCCGCCTTTTGCAGCAGATAGAACAATTTTCATGTTCACTTCTAGTTTTACGATGTCTTCTGCATCTGACAAAACCCAAGTTGTATCAGCTAGTGTTTGTGCAGAGCTTAGCTGGCCTCTAGAGCCTGATCCGTTTCCGAACAGATCAACAGAGATAGCGTTAGCTACTGAGTCAATTGTAGAATCAACTTCATTTTCCAACAAAGAGATGAAAGCTTCTTTATCATTTTTAGAAGCGTCGATCATTTCGTTTTGAATAGAAGCAAGACCGTAGTCTTTTGATCTAGTTAGTAGAAACTCAGTGAAGCTAGATGATGATTTGTTCGCTTGTGCGGTTGCAAATGTAGCTGATCTACCTTGTGGGTTTCCGTATTGTAGTGGAAGTGGATAGTTACGTCCGCCGAAGTTTTCCTTCTTTGGAACCATTGCAAAAAATGGTCGGTCGGTATAAGTGACCTTTTGCATTTTTTGATCGTCGTAGAGTACCTTTAGTACTGCGTCAGCCGCAGCAGAGTTTAATGTAGCCATGTTTATGCTTTCCTTTCAATTAGTCGAACTGTAATAGGCTAGCGGCTTTTTGGCGGCGTTCTTCATCTGTCAGCGGTCTATGAGTATCTGTGCCCGCAACCTGATTCATTTTGTTCGTAAGTCTGTTTGTGTTTGTATTGTTGGGTGCGGCTTCGGTACTATTCTGCGGGTTGTTACTATCATTATGAGCTGTGTTTTCAGTTAACGCAAGTTCTGCCTTTATTTTTTCTCTAACAAAGGGAATGTTCTTTATCATGGAGAACTGCTTATCGAATTCGCCTTGCAAGTGATTTTCTACCATTTTAGCGGCATCAAAGTGTGAAAGCTCATCTCCATTTTTTTCAGCTTCTTGCATGACATCTTTAACGAGTGAGTATTGATCTGCAAAGGCTGTGATAAGTGGGTAGTCTTCTTTCTTGCCGACTATCTCTGCTTTAATTTCAGAAACTTGCGCGGCGTACTCACGTTCTTGTGCCTCTCTTTGACGCTGCTCTGCAAGCGTTTCGTTTTCTTTTTTCATGTTTTGAATTTGTTCTTTTAATTCGTAAACATCTTTAGAGACTGTAGGACGACCGCCATTTAATTGATACTCGGTTATGTCATCGTAGCTAATCCCTGCGGCTTCTAGATATGCTATGGGGTCAAATTTAGCGTTCTTTTTTAGTTCTGCTAGGTTTTTAAGCTCTGGATCAATCTCAGGTTCTTTGTTTGTGGCTTCTTTTAGTTTTTGAGATAGTTCTCTAACTTGTCTATCTAGTCTTTGATTCACGGCAATTTGCCTTGAGAGTAGTTCTTGTCTTTGAGTTTCTGCTTTATTTTCTTCGGGTGCAGGTTCTGCCTGTTCGAGCGCCTGGTCGGTTGTCTGTTCGGGCGCCTGTTCTGTTGTCTGCTCGAGAGCTGGTTGTTCGCCTTCTGTTTGTTGTGTCAATGTGTCTAGTGCTGCTTGAAAATTGTTTTCCATTTCTATACTCCTTCTAATAACATTTCTTCTTGTGCCATATCGACATCGCTTGCCATATCGCTTGCCATATCGACATCGCTTGCATCGTCTTCGAATGGCTGTATCTCAGCTTCTGTAAAGTCTTCACCTTCTTCTAATTGTGGTGCTGCTAGGATAATCTCTGCCTGACTCATGAATCTACGAATAAGTTCTAGTCTATCGTCTGGAACCTCGTTCATTTTACACATGCAGTAGTAGTTTTGCCCGTAGTCAATTGCATAAGCAAGATCCATGAATGGTTCTGCTGGCATGTATTCTGCTGTGTCGACCATTTTCTCATAGATTTTTTCTACAAGTTTCTTTTTTGAGGTTCTTAAGCTGATTTTATTCTCTAGATCTGGAAAGTCTAAAAGATCCATTGCAGTATCAGCATCGAACAAGCCGGCTTGCATTCCTTCTGTAATTTCTTGTAGCTTAGCTGCGGGTGTTGAGCTGAATGCGCTCACTGGCCATACTTTCATTACGTACTTGGATTCTTCTAGTGATATATCAGAGAACTTAATAGTTTCAACGAACGCTCCGCTTTCTGCTTTAACAGATAGGTTTACTTTATCGTTTTTGTGCAAGCTTTTGGCTTCTTCAATCATAAGTTTTGCGATATCCATGTGAAACTGTTCCCATCGTTGCCCAACACGAGAAAACCTTTCGGTTTCGAAATCATTAAATGTAAGCAATGCTTTGCCAGATGCATTAGCTCCTAGTGGGTTTTTAGATTGTGCTGCAAGTTGAGAAATGCCCACTTCTTCATAGCAGTTATTAATCAGCCACATTAGATGTTGATACATCTCAGGGTTTACGGATCTAAAAGTTTGCAATTGTGGTGCGATGCCTTTGAAGGTTACGATATTGCCTATTCTATTATTTAAATGAGAGTCTAGAACTTTAGATCCGACTTCTTTCATCCAGATAGGAGTAGAGCAAAAGTATTGCGCCAGTTGTATATTTCTTAGTATCTTATTTATTTCAATTTGCTTGCCTACAAGTATCTCGGCTATTCCTTGATCCCAGTAACCGTAAAGTCGTGGGTTATATCCAAGTTTAGCGAATGGGAATCCTTCTCTTGTCCAAGGCTCATCTAGAAGTGTTGCGCCTTGAATGGCTAGAATGTGTCTGCCTTCTTTTAAAACTACAGGCTTGCCATTTTTCTCTCCCATGATGGGTAGTTTCCAAGATTCTACTATTTGAATTCTATTAGAGAATCTTGTAGGGATGGCAGTGTATTGATCACGCATTGTAGGCGCTGAGTCGATTTGTGATTCAAACTTTGGGAAGGCGGCTTTGATCACGCCTCTATCAATGCTTTTGTATCTATATTTGCATTGTGGGTTTCCATAAAACGCATCTTCTTCATCTACGATGAGTTCGTTTGGGAATACTCTTTCAGCTTGTATGCGTTGATTTTCTGAGTAGACGTGAAACAGTCCAGATCCAAATACTGCACTATCTTTAAAACAAAGTGCAGCTTTTTCATAAACCCCTTGATCGTAGAACATTCCGTTTACAAACTTGTTTAGTTTTTTTGCTTTTGTTTGTGCATCGAAGTCTCCCGCTTCTGTTAAGAACATAGGTTCTGGTCTTTTGGATGCTATTTTTGATTCGGATGTATCCACACAAGATTGTA